CAATATCCTTAACTCCAAGCCCAAGCCCTGCTACTACAACATGCCCACCATGCTATAAGTGCAGCCAAAATGCTGGAGCAGGAGAAACAATAGTAGATACATTTAGGGGTCCAAATGCATGTGTATCATGTTCTAGCGTTTTAGAATCCTATAATGTAAATTGTTCAACGACTACAACGACAACTCATAATCCATGTGCTTCACCTCCGTGTTGCCCTGATGAAACTGGAACTAGATGTGGAACTAATTGCTGTTGCTGCGGTGGTGGATTAGCACCAACAGGTCCAAATTGTGAATGTCTGCCATGTGGCAGTTCTAGAGAAGAGTGTGAGGGAACAAGTACTACCTCTACCTCTACGAGTACTAGTACAAGTACCTCTACAAGCACAACAAATACAACATCTAATCCAATTTATTGTAGTCTTTACTCTTGTAGATGGCGAGCCGTTGGAAATCAAAGCATGGGTTATGAATGGGTTATATTTAATAATAGTTGTCCACCGCCATGTACATGTTCAGATATGCCAAATTATATGGGTAATCCAGAAGCTCTATATGCAGATATCCCATGTTCTGGAATCAATGCAACTACAACACCTTCGCCAAATTGCATGTCATTACAATGTACATATTGGTCTGGAATGTTGGGTGTTGAATGGACATTATTTAATTCTGGTTGTATGCCACCATGTGTATGTGGTCCAGCACCATCTGGCTTTCCAGTTGAACAATATCAATACTCATTAGCTCCATGTGTAGAAGGAACTAGTACATCGACATCGACCTCTACCTCTACGAGTACCAGTACATCAACAAGCACTTCGACTTCGACAAGTACCAGTACATCGACTAGTACGACAGAAACACCGACCACTACGAGTACCAGTACATCGACTAGTACGACAGAAACACCGACCAGTACGACAGAAACACCGACCAGTACGACAAATCCTAGCATGGGAACATGTACTCAATATACCTGTGATGGAGATGGCTTTTTGATATTTATTAATAGTGTTTCATCTACTGAGGCCAATTGTGGTAGCAGTTATTGTTATGGTAATTGTTATGCAGACGAATCATGTAGAGGGCAAACAGCCTATCTATATTCACCCCCTTAATGCTAGTATGTAAGATGAAAAAAGTGAATTGCGGTGTATATAACTATATCTAAGGAGAAAAATCATGGCTACATTTGCTTTTTATTCAGCAGGAAACGACATAGGTTCAAGTGGCGTGGGCTTTTTTGGAAGCTCTGGATTTGGATCATCTGTTTCTGTAGGTGCGTATCAAGATTCTACCTATATAACTAACAGTAATGGCACTATTGCTGGTGCTGCACTAAATAATATTAAATATTCTCATCCAAGTTCTGGCATAGTTAATGGAATTGGATCTCCAAGCGGTTTAAATCTTCAAGCAATAACCAATGCTCAAGCCAGTTTAAATGTGCGTTTTACCCATACTAGCCCAGTAGCCACACAGAATGTAAAGTTAAGGATCTACGACAGATCAAACATTAACAATGCAGCTAGTGGTGTTACTACTAAAGTTGCAGAAATTATTCATCCAACCTTAACTAATGTTTCAGATGGTTCTGGATCTGCTTCTTGGCAAACGCCAGCAGGATCTGGATCAATTGTATCATTAGCTAATTCGCCTGGAATGTCAGGCTTAAGTCCAAACGGAAGTGGAACAACGGCAGACAGGCACGATTGGTTTCTTGCTTTATCTGCATCTCCAGATTCAATTGGTTCAAAAACCCAATATGCTATGTGGGTTGAACTTGAGTATCTCTAAGTTTAAGTTCTTCTTTAATTAATTTAGAAATCTCCTTTGACCATTCGGTATCATATCCGTCTAGCCAAAGGAGTTCTTTTTTAAGCTCTTCAGTCTTTAAAGAGCTAACATCAATACCAACATCACTCATCTTTGTTTTCGCCTCGGTATTTGCTCCAACCATTATGTGGTCCATAAGAACCAGCTTCACGATCAGGCTTGCCATTAGCATCAAGCTTGCGTACTGGGAAAATCCCACCACCATCTTGTCGCTGCCCATAAGACAATCTTGCCCTACATTTTGAGTTAGTGCAACCCATCTCAAAATATTCGTAGACTTTCTTGTTTTTCTCTACGGATCGTGTTTTTGGCATAATTGCGGTATTGCCACACAACCCACACTTTTCTTCATTAAAGATTTCGGAAATGCCTCCTACTTCTCTAAACACATCTTTAACAGAGTCACAATCAATTTCAATTGTGCAAAACTTTGTTGGGATAATAGCCTTCATAATTACTTCCTCCAGTTAGAGTTATAGCCCTTGAACTTAACATTAATAGACGCTTGATTTCTTTGCATTTCAGACAAATGTGATATTACAGCAACTGCTGACTTGTATGGAATTTCTTCAAGCTTTCCATTAAAGTTAAAATCCTTTGCTGCACCCAAATAAGCTGGCACATTGATATCATTTCTTTGGCAGAGAGTTTCTATGAAATTCATCTGCGTAGGAGTTATTTTACCATTAACCCCAGTTTCTTCAAGAGGAACTAGCCCTGCCTCTTCAGCAGCGATTACTTTGCGTAATTTAAGCAGCTTCCTCAATGCTCGACCTTCAGCCCTAGTTTCAGCTATTGCAGAAGAATAGACAGCAAATCGGTGGTCACAATTGCCAGGATAGCAATCAGCTACACTTTGTTGCGATACTACCTCTTCTCCAATACGAACTGTAACTTCATATTCAACAACACATCTATTATCATTTTGAGGTGTTGGTGATTGTACAACTTTGGCATTTCCATCAATAATTGGCCCAAGAAGTAGTTCTGTAACTCTCCTTAAACCATCTACTGTTGGATTTCCATCAGCTAGTTCATCTGGACCAAAATGAGATAGGACATACTCATTCCAATCTCTACTAGTTCTAAGAGGAATTTCATTCTCTTCTTCATCTAACATTAATTACTCCAGTTCAAAAAAACATTCCTTCGTACCATTCTTAACTAAGTCTATTGTATGCAAAAGTTTTTTCAAGATCGTTCTCATATAAAATCCAGAACTATTTCCATCTATGTTTTTTACACGAATCATTTTCATTCCAGCATTTATTATAAATCCAGTTTTTTTATTATCACTAGCCACTTGTTTTTTATGTATATCCTCACCCCAAATAGACCTAAAATGACTTGGCCCATCTATTTCTATTGCCAAATTAAGGTCAGAAATAAATATATCTATATGTTGTTTTCTGTCAATAGCCCAAAATTCTTTGTGAAAATCTGCTTTAAAACCTTCTTTTTTCAGTCCAGTAATCAAGAACTTTTCTAGTTTAGATCCATATACTGCTGCTGCCCTAACTGATATTGCTGCTGCCTTTTGCATTTCTTCTACTTTTTGCACAGACTTAGCTTCCCATTGCTGTCTAGACATTTCAGCCCTTCTTTTTTTTTCATCCTCTCCCATTTCTTGCCATACATTAGCAATAGAGTCACTTATCTTATTCTTTGTAGCTTCTGATGTTTTCTTGCCTTTTGTGGGGTGTTTACACCTACCAGTTTCTATAGCTTTTTCTTGTGCTTGAGATTTATCCCTAAGTGGTATGCCAAATTCTACTAAAGCCCTTCTAACTTTATTGGGATATGTACCAAATTCTTCTGCTATTTGATATGTAGATTTAACTTGTTGTACATAATGCTCAATTAAGTATTCATGCGTTAACTGGTTCATTTTTATCACTCCTAAATATTTCGCTTAATTTAAAGTCTTCAACCACCAAACATTTTTTATTCCACGCCTCTTCAATAGCTAATGCATGTCTATTACTTCTAGCAACCAATTTAATTTTACTGTTTCCATATATTTGCTGAATGTCTTCATAATCAAAAGATTGCAATCTCATCCATTCTAAATCCCAAACATAAAAATAAAAGCTTTTTACAGATGGATTTTTTAATATAAGTTTGCATGAATCTATATCTGTAGCAACAATGTTCTTGCCTTTATAATTCCAAAAATCATACATCATAAAGATAGAGAATCCATTGTTTGCATTAATAGTGTAGTCATTTTGAGAAAATACAACTAAATCATTATCATGTGACTGTTTAGTCAAAAGATATGAAAGCTGACTAAACCTTATTTTATTTACAACAATTGCTATTTCCACTGAATAGTTCCTCATGGATTATGCCATTTAAATCTAGACTGCTATTTATTTGAACATGGTCTTTCATTATTGACTTTATCGAATCTTGATTTTCTGGTTTTACGAATAACAACATTAAAGAACCATCCATTTTGCCACCTATTGCACCATTAAGCCTACAATCAGAATAAAGTTTTTCTATGTATGAATTCTTAGATGCTGGATCAACATCTCTTTTTATTTTCCAGTACGAGTTTATTAATTGACCTAAAAACACCCAATTTTTTTCTTGATATGCACCATAAAAATCCCCAACCATCTTTTCAAGATTGTCCATTTTATGAAATGATTTAGCTATAGAATTATCGTATTGAAAAAAATCTTTATTTATTTCATAAAGCATAATATGATCAAAAAATTCTTTTTCATAATTAAGCTTTATTGAAAACCAAAGATGATCTGAAATTGTTAAATAGTTCAATCCACCAAATACAGCAGATTGAATTTTAGCAAAGTCATCATTAGGGTAAAGATCTTTTATAATTATATTTTTTTCAAAATGATTATTCATATATACATAATTTAATACTTTTAATGTTGCATCACATAGAGCTTGTGTTTCAATTATTGTATTAAAGTTAACAGATGTCCAAAAATTACATGATGCAAAACTAATTACTTTATTGGTATGATCACCAATTATAGTTATTGGTCTTGGAATTCTAAATGCTAACATAACCACTCCATAATATTGCTTTGATCTATTGTGGATTGATTAAACTCTACATCTATTTGTGGACACGAATCATTTGTTTCTAAAAAGAAACAATTCAAATTTAAAAACTTAACTTCTTTGTTGTCTTCAGTATCATAAAATGACTTAACTGTATAGTCAGCTATCTTTGCTGGATATTCAAAGCTATATATTGGAAACTTAAAACACTCTTTCATTAAAAAGCTTGAAAAATTAGAAGATGCATCTGTAAGTCCAGCTTGAACATATAGTGGCATTGAATAACAATTCATTGTGTTTACAAAATGATTATTTATTTGGTCTGCAAATTCTTTAAAGCAGTTGTCACCATAAATAATTTGAGGGCTTGCAACTATTTTTTTATTTGTACAAAATTTATCGCATACTTTATAGGCTAGACTTTTTGATTGTTGATATGTTTTTAAATTGTATGTTTCCATCAAATGTTCTGGTTTAGTTTTAATAATAGTCCAAGAGCATCTTACTGAACATGCTTTTAAAACATCAATTATATTATTAGATGTTTCATTGTCCTCTATTGCTATAACTACTTTTAAAGTGGTATTGGTAAAATCTCTAGTTATCCACCACAAGCATTTTCTAAGATGATCTGAAGATTTGACAAAACCTAAATTTACACTTAATACTTCTCTAGAATTTTCTTTAGTTCTAGTAGACATTTAGTTGACTCCTGTTCCATACCCAATAGATTAAAAAGTTTTGCTACTCTATTATGCGATGTATGATTGTTCCTTACATCTTTATTTATTCTTTCTACTTCATCATTTAACGAATCTGGATTTTGAAGCAAGTCAATAATTGCTTTAAAAAAAGATTCTTCGTCTTCATAATTAAAATTATCTGCACTTATTAAGTCTTTCGTCTTAGCCGATCTATACAGTATACATGGTTTTCCAGATGCGAACACCTTTAAAGGCCAAATTTCGCCAGAAAATAAATCAGAAGAAACAGATAAGGAACAAGACATTATAATATCTTTAACTAGATTTTCCTTTGCCTTTCCTAAATACTGTCTATACGGCCACTTCTTATCTCCCCATACCTTAACAATAAAGCCATTTTCAGATAAGGTGTTTAAAATAACATTGTCATTATCATCTATGTATTCACCAACATAATTAATATCAGAAATTAAGTTTGATTTTAATTTTCCTTTGAGCAAAGGATAGATATCTACAGATGGGTCAAAATTATTAAAACAATAAACATTATCATGAAAATTTTTATTTTCTAAAAAAGAAGTGTTCTTATAAAATATAACGACTTTACATTTTGGATAAAGATTTATTGCTTTTTTTGTAGCTCTATCAAATGCTGATTCACATGTAATAAATAAATCTGGTTTTTTTTCATAAAAAGCATCTAAGATTGATTTTTCTTTTTGCTTAAAAAATAGAAATTCATGTCCACAAGATATAAATGCTTTGCCCCAACCTGAGAATTCTTCTATGTTTAATTGTTCTCCATGAACACAAAGAATATTCATCTTAGCCTCTTTTCACTAGTTTCTTTGCTCTATCTATATCTTTGGAAGTATCTATTTCAACCATTTTCCAGTTGTTGTTCCTGTGAGCTTTGAATATACCAGAATGATCTATTATTTCATTAAAAATTTCAAAACAAAATTTCTTATGTGATCTTTCATTATTTGTTATTTTTTTATAAAGAAGTAGCTCATTTCCGGTGAGCATAGCTATATGCCCCCACTTTGGACTTATACCATAGGAAAAATGAACTACATTGTTATCAACCACATTTACGCCAACTTCCATAGATCTTTGATTTTTTTCATTATCTATAGCAACCCAAGAACTATTTTTAGGTGTTTCTTTAAAGATATCGTCTGTAAAAACAAGATCGCCATAAATTATTAAAAGTTTTGAATAGTTGTTTCTGCTTAAGGCTAAATTAACAGACATTGATGTGTTGGTAGATTCGTAATTTTTATTTTCTATGTATGAAATTAAAGAAGGCATTTTTTCTAAAACTTTATCTTTTTGAAAACCTACTATTACAGTTATTTCGTATTTTGGAAAACACGATTGAATTATACTTATTTGTCTACCTATAACTGTTTGATCTGACGATATACCAATAGCCGACTTAGGACCATATGCCTTCATTCTTTTGCCAAGGCCAGCAGCTAATATAACAACGCCAAGTTTATGAGCCATTACTTATTTTGTCTCTTATTCTTGCCCAATTTTTAGTCCATATATTTTTATCTACTGTATTAGAAGAATTGTATTTTCCTGTTCTCATAATTACATATTTTTCTGGTATGTGATAACAAACGAATTTTTTAGATATTCTTATCCACCAATCATAATCTTCTGCTACACGCATTTCTTCATCGAAAAGACCAGAGTCTTCAATTGCATATTTGGCAACCAAACTATGTGGCGGGATTATACACTCTGAAAGCAATCTTTCTGAGCAGAATGGTTCTTTGTATTGTTGATGCACTCTATTTTTATCCACAGATAAATTTTCATAGTCACAATATACAACGCCAACATAGCCTTGATGTTCAATCATTTTCTTAACTGTTTTTTTTATTTTTCCAGAAATGTGCATGTCATCTGAATCAATAAATGAAAAAAAGTCTGTTTCATCAAAACAAGACTTTATTCCAATGTTTCTGGCTGCTGATGGACCTCTAGATGTATTTGCAGCAATTAATTTTATTTGAAAATTATAATCTTTATATGTTCCAATTACTCCATCAATTTTATTTTCTGAAAATGGTTTTGGATTAGTTATTAAATTATATACATTTTGTGCTGAATTATCTGTAGATCCATCATCAACAACGACAATGCTTTTACTGTCATACGGATCATTAGCTACACTGTCTAGACAGCTTTCTATCCAATGACCATAATTGTAATTTGGTACAACTACAGTTACTCTTGGCTGTTTACTATGCATGGACATATGTCTTCACACTTTTTAATCATGGAAGTAAGGTTCTGTGTTGTTGCTACATACTTTATTTTTTCAATAATGCTATTTGCTGGTTTTTCAGAATTGTCATCAACAACAGCTTGTTCATTTCCACGCAATGCATTAAATATAAATGACTGAAAGGTAAGTCCGTTATTTTCAGAATCAATCGGCTCTAACAACAAAAATCTTTGCATGTTGTCATTTAAAGCAATGTCAATTTGTTCTACAAATTTATTTGGCACAATAAAATCAGAAGTAAAAACAGACATGTATATGCAATTTGTTTTTTGCATTGCTACATTCATAGAAACATCTCCGACATATTCACCATCAACTATATGTCTAATAGACCATTTAAATGTTACTTTTTTATCATTAAGAATCTTCATTATTTTTGATGGCTGAACTTCTGGATTAGCACAGAAAATTACTTCACTAAATTGTTTGGTCTGGTTACAAATACTATCTATAATTCTAATTAAATTTGCTTGATCCTCTTTTATCATAACTAAACAGCCGACTCTAACTGAACATCTTTCTCTAGCACTTTCTTTTGCTTCTTCAAATGTTTTTCCTTCTAAAAAAGATGTTGGTCTGTATGTCATACAAGCATGATTGTTGATTACAAAAAATTCCTTTTCATCATCAAATGATTCATCTACTGCAACACCATTTTCTTTGAGCTTTTTTATTTTATCAAAAGAGCAGTCTGTTTGAGTTTTATCAGAATAAATAGCAAAAATACAATCTTTACATGATGTGTGAACAGTTCCTAGCATTATTTTCTCCTTGATTCTATATAGCAATAAAACGAGTCAAGTTTGACATTCTCTATTATCATACCATTTTCTACAAGTATATTTTTTATAAAAGGTATTGTAAATCCAGATTTTTTAAAGTTCCAACCTTCTTCTTGACCGCCATATATATGTTTTGAAATATCTTCTTCTTTAATAGTTCCAATTGTTATTAATCTACATAATTCAATAATATCTTCAAAAAAAAGAAACAACCTTCCTTCATGTTTTAATTTTTTGCACCAATGCTTAATAGTGTCTTTTATTTCTAAATGACTTATAAAATTTAAAACTCTTTTGCAGGAAATAGCATCTAATTCACCATCATCTGCAATTTTACTTAAATCTTGATAATGACAATATAAAACACTTTCAGACGATGTTGGAAATGGGCTTATATATGTAAACTCACTGTCCTCAACATCTTCTTTAAAGAATGGTATTCCTATATTTATTTTCATAATTCCCACCAGTTTTTGGTTACTGCCTTCTGTAAAACTTCATTCCATCTGTTTGTAAAAGATTCTAAAGAAAAATTTTGAAGTATTGTCTTTCTTGCTTCTTCACCCATTTTTCTGCATAAAGAAGGATCTTCCAAACAATTATTCAAAAAAGATCTAAGTTCATTTTCATCATTTGAAATAAATCCATTTACGCCATTTTTAATTATTTCTGGACACATACCATTTGCAGTAGTAATAACACAGCAACCACATGCCATAGCTTCTATTAAAGTGGTTGGCAATGGGCTAAATATTGATGTGTTTAAAAATATACTAGATCTATTATAACTATTAACTAAATCATCAATGTCTTTAGCTGGTTCAGAAAGTTCTGGATTGCTACCGATTACAACTACTGGCATATCTTTTGTTATGCTTTGCCATAATGTAAATCCACATTCATAATCTCTATTTTTCCAATCGTTAACAACACTTAGAATATTGTTTTCTCTTTTTATTTTCTTATTGTTAAAAACCTTAGTGTCAACCCCATGATTGATAACTTCATGTTCTTCTTTAAAATCCCAAGATTTTACAGAATATTCAGAAATAAATATGTTTGTATTACCAAATTTTTTCTTTAATGCAGTTCTTGTTTTTGTCATGCACACATGTTCTAGGCATATTAATGGTATGTGTAAATGTTTAGATATAGTCAAAGCTATATCAAATTGCATAAATTTTTCATGACTTAAAATAGCATCGAAAACAAGATAATTTGGAATATCAGATATTTTTTCTATATTATTTAATAACTTGTGATTTTTTGGTACTTCTGCATATTGAGAATTCCAAGTTTTAATCTTTGGATTGTTTATAACCCAAAAATCAGCATTGATATCAGCCATATTAGACTGATATCTTTCATGCGTTGAAAATGTAAGTATCTTAAGTCTATCTCCACTTTTTCTAGTGGATGACCTTACTATATTACTTAATGCAGGATGCATCTATTCCCCTAACTGCTCAACGATATATTTAATAAGCCCATGCCTTTGTATATCATCGCCAGTAAGGAACACTTTAGCAATATCTTTATGATTAAGTTTTTCTAAAATCCACCCCATAGTGTTTCCTTCGTAATGAGGCAAGTCTGTTTGTGTATGATCACCACAAACAATAACTTTTGCATTTTGACCAAATCTAGTTAGAAACATTTTTAATTGTCTTCTTGTGGCATTTTGTGCTTCATCTAAAATAATCATAGAATCATGAAATGTTCTTCCCCTCATTAATTCAAGAGGGCATATTTCTAATATCTGATCATTTCTGATTGCTTTCATTTTTGTTTTTGTGACAAAATTACCAATTGCTTCAAGCATGGCAACCATAAAAGGCTCAGTCTTTTCCTTAAGATCGCCTGGAAAAGCACCAATCTTTTGTCCGCATTCAATTAGTGGTCTAGCTATAATAATTTTTTCTATTTTTTTCTGCATCAATAGTCCAGCAGCAACACCACAAGCTATAAATGTTTTCCCTGCACCAGCAGGACCAGAACATATTGTAAGTGTGTGCTTTTCAATTGCTTCTATATAGATATCTTGATTTTTTGTTTTACCTTTTATTTGATTCGTTTTTTCTTCTTCAACTGATTTATCCCTTTCTTCCTTCCAAGAAACCTCTGTAGGTTCTTCTTTATAGTTTGCAATGTCTACCCAAGTTTGTTTTTTCTTTTTTGGAGGCATGTTTAATCACCTTTAAAAAATTTAACCCCACTTTTTCGTGGGAGAATTCGTAGGCACGATCTAAAGCAGAAGTAGCCTTAGACTTTCTAACATCCTCCATTGAATAACAATCTCTCATCTTCCTTCTTAAGTCATGAATATCAATTGACCACCAATATTCAGATCCATCGTAGATGCCATCAAAAATCCTTTCTTGACCAAAAACAAATTCTTTATGGCAATCAACCAACCAACCAACATTGTCATTCAAATAGTCTTTGTAGCCAGAACAATTGGTTACAATAGGTGTCTTTCCAAAACCCATTGCATCAAATGCTGGTATACTCCAAGCTTCACCATAAGATGCTTGTACAAAAGCATCGCATGAATTGTGTAGTTTGTATATTGCGTTATTTGACAATCTTTCTTTTATGCAAAATACTCTAGGGAGTCTTTTTACATTAAGTCCAGATGAAATAGAATTACAATATTTAGTAAAGTCTTCTTTATCATCATGATTTGTTTTTACTATTAAACAAACATTTTCATCTCTTGAAAACTCTAAAAAATACGCCTTTAACAACGCTGATAAGTTTTTTCTTCTTTTTTGTTCGCCTATAGTGTAAAAAATAAAATCTTTTTTAAAAGTATTGTCCTCTATCTGTTTTAGTTTATCAAATTTTTGAGTGTAAACAGAAAAATCTCTAGCATGAGGAACAACATATATCGGAACTTTTACCCCACTATTTCTGCATGATTCAATCATTTGATTATTTATAACAATACAACAATCCATGTTATTTAAATGATTTTGCCATCCAGACATTCTAAACGAAGATGTTTCATAAGCAAAAAGTGCTATGTTTAAATTAAAATTTGAATCATATTGCATATGAATTGGAAGAGTATGTTGAATAACAACATCGCAATTATCTGCCGACCTTTTTTCTAATTCTTCAACTCTTTTGTGTGGAGTATGATTTAATGTGTTGAACTTTAATGGTCTACAAACAACATTTACGCCAACTGAATCTAAAGATAATATATAATCTTCAGCAGCTTGACCGTATCCAGTTCCATCTCTGTAATTTCCTATGTAAAGAACTTTCATTTTAGTTCCTTATAGATTCATAGTGGTTATATTTAGATATTATTTTTTCTACTTCTTTATATATATCTTCCTTAGAAGACATATTGTAATTTATTCTTTTTAAAAACCTTGAAAATAAAAGAGAAAAATCATCATTAAAACACTTTAACAATTGCTTTAAAAATTCTACATTATTATCAAAAGATATTTCTGAAGGTATGCTCATATATTTTTTGGGTTCATTCCATGTATTAGAACTTGGTACAGATAAAAAGTGGTTTTTTAACTTTTCTGAAACAGCATCATAGCTATACTTTTCTTTTGTCAAATTTAGTGTTTTATTAGACTTGAACTTTCTTACTGATTCTGGTTGTTTAAAATATTTAATACAAATATCTACAAAATTTTGATTATCTGGAAGTGCAAACTTTCTATGTGTTTCAACTTCATAATGCATTCTTTGTACTTTTATTGGAAAACCATCTAGTTTTCTAACTATATCGTACATAGCACTATAGTCTGTAGCACAAATAGGAACCCCACAAGAAGCTGCTTCTACTAATGGCATCCCAAATCCTTCTGCACAAGAATATTGAACATATAGATCCATTAAATTATACACCATTGCCATAGAGTCTCTTTTTGCACCAGAACTTGTGTTTGGAAACAAAGAAGATATTTTTTTACAATAATTGCATTCTATAATTGCACCATTAAAATTTGATATTGATATGTTAAAACAGCCCCTACAACTATAAGTAAACAACAGTTTTTTTGATATTTTGGGTCTTTCAGCTATTAATTTTGGTATATCCCAACCAACATCTGGATAAGTAGTGTGCATATATAGAAATAATTTTGAAGATATCTCTTTTGGTGCTTGATTCAACAACATTTCAAATGCATCAAAAAGATCTGGAATTAGTTTTCTTTTTTGATTTCTCATAACAGAACCGATTATTAAACAATCTGGATCTAATCCATGAGATTTTTTAAATTCCTTTTTGTCTTTAATCATAGTAAAAACTTCATCTGCTGCTGGAGAAGCAGAAGAAATTAAATTTAAATTTGGATAATTTTCTTTGAGTATGTCTAAAGCCCAATCTGAGTATGTAAATATAGAATCTGCCTTAGTTAAAGTATATATCCATTCTGAATCTAATGGAATCGAATCAATAGTTGGCATATAGGCCCAATGGAAATGTCTCTTGTAGGGAGAATCTCCAATAAAATCATCAATCCAAGGATCTCTGAAAGACCATACTACATCTGGTTTAAATTCTAAAAGAACATCTTCAAAGATTGAAGAGCCAAATCTTCCGCTAGTTTTATTTTCTTCTGGATAATATATTTTCCAAGGTGGTTTTGGAACTGACGGATGATCTTTACCAAAACACGCTATCTCTGCCAATTCAAATTCTCCTGTTTGATAAAGCCTGTTCATAATCTGGCAACCATAATTGGCATATCCAGAGTTTATAAAAGTTGCTTCACCACACAGGAGTATTCGTTTTTTTGACATTTTAATTCCTATAGTATTTGATTACCGAAATCTTCTTCTTCTGCAAATACTTCTGAATGTTGTTCTTCTTCATCGTTTGCTTTCTGATCTACATACCAAAATTTTTGAACTATAAATTTAATTTTATGCCTGTTTTTTCCATTTTCTTTATCTACCCAACTTTCTGTTTTAGCAGAAGTATGCACTAAAATTCTAGAACCTTTTTTAAAATACTTCCCAATCAAATCAGCAGTTTTTTCCCAAGCAACACAATCAATAAAAGTCATTTCTGGTTTTTCTTGATTCTTAGATGGATTTCTAACCGAAATACAAAAGTTAACAACAGATTTTCCATTGTTTAATTTTATAAGTTCTGGTTCTCTAGTTAGCTTACCAAGGAAAGAACAAATATTCATTTCTATCTCCTAAATTTGAACAACAGTTTTAACTAAAAGAGAGTCACTTTTTTTGTCTCGTTCACCTTGAATCAAGACTGTATTACCCTCTTTTAACAAAGAAGCAAAATCTTTGTACGAGTTTGGAAAACAAATGACATCATCTATTTTTCCAGTAGCATCAGATATTGATAAAAATGCCATTCTAGATCCTGGTGTTTTTCCAGCCTTTGTAAGCACTTCTTTAGACCTTCTTATTTCAACACCAAAGACCATATAGCCACTCTTTCCATCTAAGTATTCTTTGCATGTAGTGTTAGAACTACTTGTGTCGCAAGAGTCTGTAGCATTATATGTTAAAGAAATTCCTAAAGAATCCTTTTCAATCCAACAAACCCAACTTGGAATATCTATTAAAGGAGAAGGGGGATTTTTAATCATAGAAGCAATGCTTTTTAAAACCTCAACTCTTTTGACTGAAGAACAACAGCCACCTTCTTTTTTTGTCTTTGCTGAGTTTAAAATCATATCTGGTATATTAGTGATTTCAACATTAGCTTTTATCCACTCCTTTTCTTTGTCTGTTAATTCAGACCAAGCATTAAATTCAGCAAGAAGAACCTTCCTTTTGCTGCCAAATTTTCTTAGAGCGTTAACAGCAATTAGTTTTTCAATACTTGATTTTGGCATTTCATCAGAACATTTAACAACAAATTCTTCCCAAGAATCTATACTTTTGCCGTAATTATTTATAGCTAGTTTGATTTTTTCAAATTGAGATTGCCCAATTCCTTTTACATCAGTAATACCAAACCAAATTGATATTCCGTCAGTGTAAAAGTTGCTATTTAGCATCATTATGTCTGGAGAATAGACAGCTATATTGAATTTTTTTGCATCTTCAATTAGTTCAGATATTTCAAGCTGACTATCTGCTTTGTCTTTTGCAAAATAAAGCCAGCTAGTAAAGAATTGAACTGGAAAATGGCTCTTTAAATAAGCAGTATCATATCCAATTAAGCCATAGCAGCAACTGTGACTGCGATTAAACGAGTATTTTTGACTCTGTTCAATCCATCCAAATATTTCTTCAGCTTGATCTTCTGAGACTACTTCTATCTTTTTAGCACCCTCAATAAACATCGTCTTACATTTTGCCATTTCGCTAGATGATTTCTTTCCCATTGCCTTACGAAGCATGTCTGCTTCTTGCAAAGTAAATCCAGCGATAACTCTAGAAAGTTCCATTGCCTGTTCTTGAAAAACAAGTGACCCATAAGTTGATTTAAGTGCATCATCAACAATAGGATGATAGGATGAAACCTCTTCTTCTCCGTTTACAATACGGCAATAATGTGCGGTCATACTAACGCCCTTATCATCAACAGAACGCAAAGCTCCCGGTCTGATAAGAGCACCTAAAGCAGTTAAATGATCAACAGTTTTTGGTCTTAATTTTTTAGACCATTGTTTTCCAAGATCTGATTCTAACTGGAAAATTCCTTTTGTATCGCCTCTAGAAAATATATCCCAAGCAATATCGCAAGAAGGAAGATTAGTTGGATCTACTTCCATTAGAGGCAAAGAATCTTTGGTTAAAGGATCTCCAATTATTGGAAAACTACAACCACATGAAAATTTGTATGTTTTTGTCATATTATTATTTCTTAAATGAGTCTTTAAATTTAACTTTTGGGTATATTGATCTATGTAGTTTTAAGAAGTATGTGATTAAGTCTGCTGTTTGCTCAACATCAACTAGTGCATCATGAGCATTAGCCTTTGACATTCCAAAATGATCTCTAATAGTATCCATTTTCATATTAGGCATATCATCTGAATTTTCAAACCAAAGCAACATCATTTCATCTAAATCAAACATGCTTCTTTTATTGAAGAAAGATTGTGTGGCATTTGGTTGAACATATCCTAATTCAATACAGACTCTTTGAAAAATCGGCATATCAAAAAATCTAATGTTTTTTCCTGCTGGAACAGGAGCTAATATATTGCTTTTACCAACCGCAAAAGTAGATATAAAATCAATAAACCTACTCCAAACAACATCAAGATTGGGTGCAAGCTGAAGTTCTTCTCTTGTCTTTTTGTTTACTGCTAGTGCTGCTTCTTGCAAATTTCCAAAGTCTCTAGGTTTTACAAGACTATTAAAGACTGCACCTTCTATTGGTTGAAGAGTTTTTCTATTTATTGCCTTTGCAGCAATTTGAATAACTTCACAAGTATTTGTATCTAAAGATCCTGTTTCAAAATCAAAAACAATAATCGTATTACTCTTCATCGTCTTCTTCTCCTTTAATAGTTAGTTCTATTGATCCATCATCAATTTGCTGTATTTTAAGTTCGACTTCTGCATCTTCTGCTGAATCTAAAAAATCCTTATCTATAAGTAACATACCTCCATTTTGAATTGTTATTGCCTTTAATAGTTTGTTCGCCTGTTTAACAAGATCTTTCTTTAATGAAGAGCAATCAGACAAAGCATCTAACAAGGCTGTTTGCTGGACTACCAGTTTACTTATTATAGATATTTCAAGAGAATTATCATTCATTTGGTTTCCCCTTTAAAATATTTATACAACCCATTATTTTATCTAAAACTGCAACTCCAAGTATATCAAACTTAACCATTCCAATTGACTCTAAATCTGACATTTCCATACCAGCTATCATCTGTTTTGTCTTTTTATCAAATGTCATTGGACATACTTCTGATAAAGGAATATTGCTAATAACTATACCAGCAGCATGTTTGCCCTGACTTCTTTTTGTTCCTTCTAATCTTATTGCCTGTGCAAATTCCTTTGCTAATCTTCCAGAGTAAGTGCCATCTTTTTCAATCTTACAATACTCAGATAATCTATCAGGAATATTCTCTAACGCCCACCTTATTATTGAAGAATCTCCATCTTCATCTTTCATGTCTTGTAGTTGTTCAGATATCTCGGATTCATCTGGAATGTACTTAGTTACATTGTTGCTTTCTTCAAAAGAAAAACCATGAACTCTAAGCACATCTTTTAATGATCCACGACCCTGCATACGACTAAATGTTATCATTTGGCAAACATTGCTGCTTCCATACTTTTGTTTTATATATTCTATTACTTTATCACGCTTTGTAATTGGAAAGTCACAGTCAATATCTGGCAAACTTATACGACCAGCAGAGTTTCTTCCTGCGTTATAGAATCTTTCAAATATAAGAGAATGTTTAATGGGGTCTACTTCTGTTATACCCAAGAGGTAAGATATCATGCAGCCAGCACCAGAACCTCTACCTCTACCCATAATCCAACCCTTAGACTTTGCCCAATTGCAATAGTCTTGCACAATTAAAAAGTATCCAGCCAAACCAGAAGTATCTATAACTTCAAGTTCGTGCTTTATTCTCTCTGTGTATACCTTATATTCATCTGTTTTTGGCTTTATTGCAGAGAAACGCCTATTCCACCCATCTCTGCATAACTTTCTCAAATAAAGGATCTGAGAAAGACCATCTGGACAAGCAAAGTTTGGTATAGCTGGTTGGTTTATAAGCGAATAGTTTTCACATAAGCTATCAATTAAACAACAGTTGTTTATTTCATCTTCTTCGTGAAAGCTAGATATTTCTTCAATTGTTGGAAGATAATATTTATTTGACTTAAAGAATACAGAAAGCCCAAATTCTTCGTTGTTTTCTAATTTGCTATTTACATTCTTAAGAGTTGTTTCCATTGAAGAACACAATAAGACCCTTTGATCAGGAGCATCCTCTGGCATAACATAATGAACATCTGGAGTTGCTATTTTTTTAATACCAGTTTTTGCACAAAGTTCTCTCAGGCATTCAGCAATAACCTTTGATGCAACTAAGTTAGAGCTATCAAACAATTGTATTTCTACAAAAAAATTATCTACCCCAAATATCTCAATGTATTTTGCACAAATATTTCCAGCTTCATTTAGCCAGTTGGGTTTGAGCATTTCTTTTATTTCATCATAATCAGTTCTTTTATAAGCCTCTTTATGATCTTCAAATAAAGAATTAGCCAAATCTGTTCCTGGATGACCAGAAAATGCAATTAAATCACTGCACAGTCCTTTAAAGTCATTTAAGTTTAATCTTGGTTTATAATAAAAATAATCTAAGGAATTGGCTAAAGAAGACAAATTAATTAAGTTTTTCCAGCCGTTTAGATTTTTAGCAATGACACACAGGTGAGTTAAGCTTGAGTTTTCTTTATTGTGTTCTGTTGCTATATTCTTACAAATATAAAATTCACAACCAATGATTGGTTTTATACCTTGTGAAATACAAGCTTTAGAAAAAGAAATAGCACCAGATATAGTTCCATGATCAGTTATGGCACATGAAGTATATCCAAGTTCTTTGCATCTTTTTGCTAAAAGATCTGGCTTACTTAATCCGTCTAATAGGCTATAATGGGTATGACAATGCAATGGTATCCAATTCATATTCAATCCTTAAATTTTTTTCAATTAATTAATTTCTTAAGTAGTTCCTAATTACATGTACTGACCAATCTTCCCAGTTTATATCTGATATTACCGTTGTTTTTGTATGTTTGAATTCGCCATTTGCAAGAGCTTTATCAATTGGATTAAGCGAAGTTCCGTCTTTTAAGTGAACATGAAAAACAACGCCAAAATGAACAGCGTTAACTGTAGACGAATCGTCATTTATAACACCAACCAATCTTACAGAATGAGGATCTGAAAATTGAACTTCTTCTTCTATCTCTCTTTTGCAAGCATTACCTATTGTTTCAATGTTATTTCCATCGCAAGGATTAACATGACCACCAACACCAACAGACCATAGATCATGAAGCCTATTTTCAGAACCATGTTTTGATCTTTGATAGACAAATAGCTGATCGTTTTTTGTAAAAATACAATAAGGAATTACTTGTTTATAGTTTAAGTCATTTTCTGCAATATCTCTGTCTATATAGAATAAGTTTTCTGGAACAAGAATTTTATTTTTAATTTTAGAAGATTTTTCTCCAGTTAACATTCCTTGAAACGATAATTCTTCAGTTAACAATTCTTTTTTAAAGACTAAAACTTTCTCGCCATTGTACTTTGAAATATACTCTGGTTCTTTTGAAACAATTAGTTTTCCTTCTTCATCATAATTTGGATAGTCTTGATCTGTAGGAGATTCTTCTGGACTAAATGTTGTAGAAGTTGATGTTTGCATTGATTTTTCAAAAATAGCTTCTATCCACTTTTTACTTTTTGACATCATTATTCTCCCTGTTAGATTGACCGCCACCATCGCCATAAGAAACAACTGTTTTTTTATTGGCATATTTAGTATACGCAACATTCATGCCCAATTGTATAAGTTCTTTATTCATAAAGTCACATATTGATTTTTCTGTGTCTTCATATTTTTCTTTATAAAATCTACAAAGCTTCTCACATTTCCACTTATCCTTACCATAATCTATAATTCTTGATGGAAAATGGCAAGACTTTATTTTTTCAAATTCATACCTAATCATTTCAATTGTTGTTTTTATATCTTCTTTATGAAAACACAATGTAAAAGGACCACCGGCTTTATTAAAAAAAATAGTAATAATTATATTTTCTTCGTCTGGATAAAGCTTGTTTAATGCATAATGATAAAGTCTTAATTGAAAGTCTTTATAAAAATCATCGTAGTTTTTTTCTTTTCCAGTTGCCCAGTTTTTTCTTTCTCCTGTTTTCCAGTCTATGTACTCTATTGTTTTTTTGTCTACTCTAGTTATTAAGTCCATTGTTCCTTTGATTCTAAGATTTCCAGACATAACAGTACCATCATCTAAGTAGTATTCGTATTTAGCCCAAGGTTCTTCAATCTCTATATCAAAATACTGCTCTGGTTGCTCAATTTTTCTAGATAAAGGTGAAAACATACCATTGTTAAACAACAAGGTATCCCAAGTCCACTTAGAACATTCTTTTAGATCTTTGTCATCCCATTCATGAATGCTTTTATTTTTATAATGATTAAAGGCAGACAGTATGGCACTTTCTGGAGAAATATCTATTGTGGAAAAAGTTTCTTTTAATTCACCATCTGTAAATGTAGATGTTTCATTTTGTAGGCAAAGCTTTTTATTTGCCAACAATTCTAATGCTTTATGAACAACATTGCCTTTTTCCGCTTTTTTATTGGAATCATCTTGAAAGCCTAAGTTGTAAGTTAGCCAGTACTTATGTTGACACCATGCGTAAGAACTTACAGAACTAGACCTTAGATAAGTTATGATCATTTTTAATCCAATTTATTTGTTTTAGTTTTCTAATCAATTCAAATTGTTGTTGTTCTTTAGACATATTTTCGTTATTTAAAATAATGTCAAATTTACTTGTACATTTATCTATTTCATTTTCACTTATATGACTATCATTATCTGTGCTTCTTGTTAACCTAATAACTATTCCACCAGCATCTTTAATGCTATCAATTTCATTTTCAAATCTTGCATCAGTAATAAAATTTAATGGACAATTTTGTTTGCTTATTGCATTAAAACAAGCGTTGATGTGTATTGATTTATTCATTTTTCTGGCTATTCCAGTTCCAAATTCTTGTAAGAATTCTCTAGCTGTCATTTGTCCTATAGGTGGATTTAAATTATTATATTTTATTTCACTATAATGAGGTAAGTCTTCCCATAAATAACTTGTGAGTGAGTTTTTATCTTCTAAAGATCCAAAAACCTGTTTGTGTTTTAATCCAAAAAAGTTGATTGCTACTGACTTCATTGTTTGAGCAAAAGAGAACATGCATGAATCACAACCAAAAAGCCTTAAAGAATTAAGAGAAAGAAATCCAGCTAAAGTATCTTTGCCAGAACCTTTTCTTCCAGAAAAACCTATCAATCTTTGAATTGTCATTAATACGAGTTCCTTTCAATCAAAGGCTTAATCATGCTGTTTATTTGCTCATTGCTAAGATCACCTGGATCTTTAATGCCATCTGGCAGAGATGGGCATACTATTTTAAACATTCTAGAAAGAGATGAATTTAATTTATTCGAGGCACTATTGCCAGCTTTATCTGAGTCAAAAAGCAATATTAATGTAGTAGCACCAGAAGATTCAAGCAAAACCTGTTGTGTATCTGTAAGAGAAGAGCCAAAAACAGCAACAACATTGTGTATTCCGTTTTCAACAAATTTCCATACATCTGCTGGACCTTCAACTAATATAACTATTCCAGTTTTTTTAATCTCATCTTTAGCATTACCAAAATTATAAAGATAATTCTTTTTTGAAAATCCTTTATTGTGAATCCATTTACTAATAATAGTTTGTGGATCACAGATTTCATTTTCATGATAGTTACTGCATTTACTGCATTTATCAAGTATTGTTCTTCCAGTAAAACCTACAATTGTTTTATTGTCTGAATCATATACTGGAACTACTGCTCTTTTCCTAAAGAATCTATTGTCTGATTTTGATTCCCCAATGTCATACATATCTAATATGTGTGCAGAATAGCCTCTAGACACAAAGTATTTTGATGGTATATCAAGTCTTTCTCTTACAACTTTTTTAGTGTATAAAAATTCTTTTTGTTTTTTAACAGTTGTAAATAAGTGTGCATGTTTATCAAAAGCATGAGAAGGAACATCGTCTTTTATACTGGAAAGATCTATCTTTAATAAACCACAAAGAGAAGCAATTGTGTCTGAAAAACTAACTGTTCTATCTCCAACCTTTGACCAACCATACTTTTTATTACTCATTACTCCACGGAAAAATCCTATAGATGTATTTATAAATGTGTTTTCGCAATGATGTGTATAACAAACCCAATTGCCAACTCTTGTATGTCCAGACATAAAAAGATTTACTGCTGTTCTATTATCCCCACCATGAACTGGACAAGCACACACTATTGAGTCCGAAACGGATTTATATTGAATATTAAAATAGTCCATAAGAAATTCTATTTTATCGCATATTACAGCATTTAAATATTCATTCTTAGTTATTTCAGTTGACTTCGATTTCATCTGGCAATCCTTCCACTACAAAACCATTATTCTGTCTTGTAGACTGAGATTTAAAAATTTGACTTCTAGTTGGACCTTCTTCTATTTTTCCAAATTCATAATTAGCAAATATATTTATATAATCGCCTTGATCCATTCCTTTGCCATGTCTTGCAACAACAGGAACTAATTTCAAATTGTATCTAATCTTATCCTGAGAGAATCCTTCATCTGCCATTTCCTCTTCACTTTTCCTTTTATAGATTGAAAAGTTGGAACATAGCCAAAGTATTCTGTCAGAACCAGATGCTACATCAGTATCTTCACGATTAATACCATCTCTGTTTAGCTGAGTAAACGCTAAACATGAAGCATTATATTGAACCATAAAGTTATGTAGGTTTGTCATTAAAAAGCCAAGAGCTTGATATTCTGCCATATTTTTACCAATGCCAGAATCATCCATTAGCTTTATATAGTCATATATGATTAAACATGGGTTTGCTTTTCCAGAATCATCAAGACCAACATCTTTAATTACCCATCTTCTAGCCATACTTATAACTTCATCAAAGCTTTTTCCTGCAATAGACTTGTATTGAAATGGCATTTCTTTAATTTTTTCAATAGCCTTTTTAATACTATTTCTTTTTGAAACATCTTTTGAGAATAAACCGCTTTCAATTTCTTCTATTTTAACTCCAGACATACAAGCCAATATTCTATGCCAATGATCTTTCTCCGTCATTTCTGTATCAAGCATTAAGACTGGAATCTTGTTTGACGATACGCTAATGCCAACATTGTCAGCAAAAAAGCTTTTACCAGTTTTCATTCTAGCACCGATAAGATTCACTGTTCCTGGCCTAAATCCACCCCCAATAGCCATATCATATGCTTTGAATCCAGAGGAAATACCCAACTGTGAAATTGGATTTGACTCTAAATACTCAACATATTCTTCTATGCCATCGCTCATTAGTTTTGGATTAGGATCTTCGGAGTTTGAAATCTTAAATGTTGCATCTAAAACACATGATTCTGCAATAGAAATAATGTGGCTTATAGGCTCATCGCCAGTCACATTTTCAAGTGTGTTTGCACCATTGATTAGATTTAAAGACAGGTTTTTGGCAATGCTCAACTTTTTAAGCTTTGCTGCACTTTTTCTGGCATTAACTAATTCAACTGGAAAACTGGTTAGTGATCTTAAATACTTTGCCTGTTCTGATGTCTTAAAAAACTGTGATAAGTTTAAAGATTCAGCAGTAGAAATAACTGTTGGTATATCTACCCTTGAACTCTTATCAGTAATTATTTTTGAAAAACATTTGAATATAGCAGCATTGTCATCGCTAGAAAAACAGTTTTCATCAATAATATCTGCAACTTCAATAAAACAATCGTAGCCTTTCTGAAAAAGTCCAGCTAAGACCACTCTTTCTGCACCTACATCTATCATCTTCTCACCGCTTTTTTCATGCAAGGAACACATATAAATCCAGAAGATTCATTATCTCTAGATTTAAACGCATATTCCTCTGAGGTTATTTCCATAGTATTGGAACATTTTGTACAGTTAACGCTTTGAAATCCAGAAGATTCATCTACTGGCCTTCTGTATTTCTTAGGTTGTAAATCTTTAGATTGCTCTTCAATAAAAGAACATTCTAAAGTTTGATCATCTACAAATTTGTTTTGAAATACTGGTCTAGCAACTGATTCTTTTGTCTTTGCTGCACTATTATTCGTATTGATCATGAATTTATTCAATTGGGCATCATCGTTTTTAATTGTTTCAACAACAACTTCTTTTTTTTGTTCAACCACTTTTTCTTTTTTATTATTGAGCACCACAACGCCAGCCAAATCCTGCAATACTTCATCTACTAATACCCAATCGCTTTTTTGTATTGCTTCTTTTAATTTAGATATTACGCTCATTATTTTTCCTTTTGTTGTAAGAAAGATTAGAAAATGTATCAGAAACCTTTTCTACTCTTATAGGTAAATATTCTGTCCTGTCTATTCTTGCTTGTATCTTTACTGCAAGCATTTTTACTTTTTGTGCATAATCATCATCTTTAACTGATAATGCCATTCTTTCATCTGGAGAGAAGTATCTATAATCTGTAAGTTTAGACGAAATAGCTTTTAATATCTTTTCGTTACACCATCTTAATTTTGCTTTTTCTCTGTTGAGCATTCTAGATAAATGAAAGGAGAAGCTATTTAATAGAACACAAGCTTCTGCACAATCTTCAGAAGACATTTTTTTTAACTCTTCTTGCGAAAGATATAGGTACTTCATACAAGTAAATTCTAAATCTTTAGGGATTGAGGATAAACCTATTGAATTTTCATAGCTATCTAAAAGAGAATCAAATTTTTCTTCTTCGCTAACCTTCAATTCTTTTTCGCCATTGTTGTTCTGATTCATTGAATGGTAACTCTATAAGGTAAATGTTGTTTTTTTCACACCACTCTATTTTATTTTTATCATTTTTTTTGGAATGATAAAAGTTCAACATTGTATTATGAAAAAAGGGTATGAATTTGTAGTGTTGTTCCCCATGAACTTCAACTATTGTTTTCCTCAATGGCAACCAAAAGTCTGCTGCTAAACCTCCAGAACCAGGCAAAGTTGCTTCTTCTAAGATTCTGTCCATTGGATACATTGCTTTAAGTATAGATCTAGCCAATAAATGCAATGAAGATCTAGGTTTAGAATCATCATGATCTGGAACATTGCCAGAAGTCCAAGAGTAAGTTTTACCATCAAGACCTATTACTTTCACGATATAATAGCCTTAATTTCTTTTTCTAAAGCAGCAATCCACTTAGGATTTTCTAACAATAATTTATACATTTTTTCTGCACCTTGAGTTTTAACTAACTTAATAGTAGCATCATCCCAAGCTTCAGCTTTCAGTAGCTTTAAATGTCTTTCCATAAAATCTAATGTCATCCAAGCACCAGCTTTGTTTATAAGGCCAAGCTGACAACCTAAATTAATTGCTTCGTATGTATTATCTATTCCAATACCATATCTTATATAACTATCTACTTCCATTCCTGGTGACCCTAAAGAACAAGATTCAATTAGCCAATGCACTTGCTGGCCAATTTGCTTGTCTTTTCCTTCACCACCAACAGTCCAAGGCTTATCAGACTTTACCCTCATTTGAACATCTGCCTGATATTGCAATGTTCTAGAACCCTTTTCTGTATAACCACCATACATACCTTGAGATTGCGTTAGATGCATAATCGCCCAAACCATACAGTTTTGTACTGGCACTATATTGGCTGCTTGTCTACAAAAACCAGCAAAAAGCTTATTACCAGCCCCTCTATTCTCATAGCCAATACCTTGATCCATTTCCTTCTCATCACATAGAGCAGAAACGCTATCTATAATGATCAGGCTACCTGGATGGGTATTGATGGCTTTAAAGGCCAGATTTAGGTAGTCCTTTGCGGTAAGAATCTTATCTTGAGTAGATCTATAGATTGTCATTTTATTCAAATCTAAGCCAGCTATGCCCCTTAGATTCATAGGCTTTAATCTACCCTCTATGTTTAGATAATACACATGTCTAGAACCATTCTCTGGTTTTTGACATTGAGCAGCAAAAGATAGTGAGGTAAGCGTGTTATGAGTTACAACAAAATTGTCTGTTAAATACAAACCGCTTTTATCTCTAACTGAG